TCAGCTAAAGGTACAGCATCTAGGTCTGGTAAGTTCTCCATAAGCTCTTGCATTGGGTTCTTTTCTACTGGTAAACACTCAACACCATTATCTTTTAAAAACTGTCTAGCTACGTTCAAATCCCCTGCCTTTGCTTCGCCACTTGTAATCTTATCTGTCAGTTCTTTCGCAAGAAGTAAATGTAACTTTTCTAGGATTTTAAAATTTTTATCCATGATTAGTCTTGTTTTTAATTAATATAATCACTTTTTATCTGTTTTGCCAAACAGAAGATACTTAATTTTACCTACAAAACCTAGCTTTCTAACCTTTTTATATAGTTTCATACCTTTTTCATAGCGATATAGTTTGGTTTCTATATCTGATATACGCATTATTGCTGAAGTTAAAAGCAAATCCTGTAGCTTGGTGTACTTAACAAGGTCTAAACAGTATGCCCTTACAGCTTCATCAGGCATTTGTTCTGTTTCACGTTGCTTAACTTCAATTTCAAACTCGACTTCTGGCGGTGGGTTGCCGACAAGGATCTTAAAAAATTCTTTGTGGTTCATATCAGTTTAGTTTTGGAAATAATTGTTGCTCTAACATATCCACAGCACGATCATCTAACGTGTTGGTGGTTTGTTTGCAGATTGCTCTAAGCAGATCAACTACTAATCTCTTTACAGCAGTTGTAGTAAAGAACTTTAATAGTATTGGTTTTAAGAGTTTAAGCATAATAACCTTGTGTTACTTTCCAAACATAGCTAAGTTGCTAGTATTAGACAAGAGTTTGCACTTCTATGGAAGAACAAGACGAAAAAGAAGGCACGGATTGGGGAGAAATCTTTGGTCATGCTGTTCGATTTATGATTCTTTGTTGGTCGCTTGCAATGATGACTCTTGGATACATGGACAAGATTCGTAATGACGGAGCTTTTTTAGCTGGCCTAACAAGTGGGGTTCTAGGTTCTTATGGTATAAGTGTAAACAAAAAGAAACCTGCAAACGCTGCTAAAATAGTAGATAACAAAGACACTAATGTAGGTATCAAATGAAGAAACTGTTAACACTACTGCTACTGTTTAGTCCTTCTGTAGTACAAGCAGATGTAACTTCTAGCATGATGACAACTGTATCAGTTCAAGTTAATGCAGCAGGTACACAAGTAGAAAGACTTGGTGGTTCTTATTCTGCTTCTGGCACAAATGTCGGAACTACTAATACTGGTGATGAACTTGGTGGATTTAGTGTTAACTCAACAACTAACGCAGTTACTTTTGATTCTGGTCAATATTCGATAAATTCAAATGCTACAAACTGGTCTTTTTCTGAATCACTATTACAACCTGATACTATGCAATCGGGTACTTTAGATGTAGGTGATGTCAATAATTTTGGTAGTGTTATATCAACTGATGCAGGGGTAGGAACAGGTTTTGATGTAACTATAGGATCAGATCATACAATTACAGATTTAGATGCTGGTGGTGCTGGTTCTGTTACAACAGGTAGTTTTGTTACTTCAGTCACTACTCAATAATGAATGAAAAAACTTTTACTATTACTGTTTTTTTATGTCATACCAGTTGATGCACAGCCAATCACACCCGCCTTCACTACGGGTACTGTTTCAAGCACCACTAATACAACAACTTCTATATCAGAAACAATTACCAGTTTTGACTACGCTACAGGATATGAATACACAGTTACAGGTGTTGGGGTTTCTATGGACGGTGACAGTATTACTCCACCTCCCACAAATATTAATGAAACTGTAAACGGAACTGTATATACATGGACAGGATTAGATCTTTCATCAAAACCAAATTGGGAAATTACAGGAGATGCCTTTCAATTCACAGAAACATATCATGGTGCTGGCCTTCAAAACATGACAATCATACAAAGAAATATAGAAAGCGAATCAGTAGTTACATCTACCTCTGTCTTTTCCCAATAGCTCTAACACCTGTAGAAACCTTTGCAAACGCTGTAAGTCAATCAAATAATGGAAGTGTTACCAATATGGCTATCCAATCCCTGACAGGGAATATGACTACAAATCAGTTTGGAAATAATATTGTTTGTCAAGGAGCTACTCTTACATTCTCTCCATTTATTACTTTTGGTGCTAACTATAGAAAACCTTTTGATCATTACTATACAACTCCTTACTATGACCAGACAGACGCAAATGATGATGGTGTACCAGACAATGCAGGGGATATTTTATTTTATCAAGAAAATTATTCTGGTACAAACAAGGATAGTTATGCGTTAAATAGTGGTTTTAGTTTAAATTTTACAATTCCTCTTGATAGATCATTACAAAGTACTTGTGAAAAAGCTGCAACAACTCAGGTAAAATTACAACAGCAAATATTAGAAAACAAAAGGCTTGATTGGCAAATTGCTAGGATTCGGGAATGTGGATCACTTCTTGCCAATGGTGTCCGAGTGCGTAAAGAAAGTCCTTGGTATAACTTATGTGCTGATATATATTTAGAACCTAAACCAAATCAAGTTATTCCACATACCCACGTTATTGATTCTGATTAGTTTCTTTCTTTTTTGTAAGTTTTTTAATTAAATTTTTGATAATAGGTTTAACTAAATTAATAATAAGTGGTGTACTCGCAGCCACAGTAGCAATAACAGCAGTATTAATAACAAGGCTAACTGGTGGTATGTATTGTTCTTGGAAAGGTACTTGTTCATAGATTGTTTGGCAGATGCCTTCGCTATCTCTTTCAAAAGCAACAATCCTCTCTAGTTTCTTATCATTAGCATAATCGCCAATCCTTCTGTTGGAATTAGGGTCAGGGCAATCTGTTAATAAAACAATATCTTTCTCTTCATTAGGTGGGATTATTGGTTTTTCTTTTGGTGGAGGTGGAGGTGTATTTATTGGTTGTGGTTTACTTTCTTCGATATATTCTAATTTTTTAGGGTCATAGTTTATTGGTATGTAAGATGGGATTCCATGCCCTGCTGGACAGCTATAGTAAGAACCATTTAGGTCATCAAATATAATCTGTGTATTTTTAACAGAAACATCTCTGTGAGTCTTTGTACAGCCAGCCATATTAATTTTAGGCAATGCTATATTTAGACTTTGATTTGTTGTAGGTATATGAATTACTGGTATCTCAGGAATTACAATCTGTGGTATTTCCAATCACTTCATTGGTAATGGTATAGATTCACCAGTTGTCTTTGGTATTTTATTATCTAACATTTTTGGCATTAATTTTTGTACATCAGATAAAACCATGTTCATAATTTTAGTTTGAAATTGTGGTGATGTTACATACTTATATCCAAAGTACCCTCCACCAATGACACAAGTTACCATTAGGAATGAGACAATACTCAAAATGTTAGCGATCTTTTGAAACATGATTAAAGAAGCAATAGCAAAGGCATTAGTGCCTGTCACTATTATAACCTTCGTAGGAATTATGACACTAGCACCTCTCTACGTCACTATGGGTTTGATGACTAGGCAACTGCAAGAAAAAATTAAGTAGTTTGTTCTGGTGCTGTTGGTACGACTTCAGCAGTTTCTTCTGCTTTTCTATCATCTAAAATTGCTTGAATTTGCGTAAACCTATGCTTCATTTGCTCAACTACTTTTTGTGCATCATTATGTTTTTGAACTACTTGTGCTAGTTCTTCTTGTAGTTGTTGGTCTGTCGGTCTAGTCATGCGTAAATTATATGTTATCTAATATTACTAAGCAGCCTCTAATGCAGCGACTTTTGTTTCTAATACTTCAATTTTAGCAACAGCTTCCTGTAATGCAGCAGTAAGTAAAGGTACAAGCTTACTTTGATCTATGCCCTGATAAACAGGATTATTGTCAGAATCCACTTCATCTTTAGTTCCTGTTATAGCTTCTGGAACTGCTGTAACTTCATGTGCAAAAAATCCATCAACTGTTGTACTTGCATCGGCTTTAAAATTAAATTTATAAGGTTTGAGTGTTTTTAATCTTGTAATACCGTCAGAAATAGCGGTTACATTCTCTTTTAGTCTGTAATCTGAACTTGTATTATAAGACGTACTAGAACCATTCGATATTATATTGCCAACCTTATTACCATCAGCATTTGCAAGTCCTATCATTATTCTATTATTTCCACCGTCAGCACCATTATGTCTTATTATTATTGCATCTCTATCATGGGTAGTATTGTAGAAGAAACTAGCTACATTAGTAGATGCACCTCCCTGCGTAACATGAAGTCTTGGTTCACCAATGCGGTCACTACCATCACTATTTATCATTAATGCACCAGTAGCAGTTCTAAGACGCATACGTTCTGTATTTGATCCACCAGATGTTTTAGTGCTAAATGTTAAAACACCACCATCTGCGTTAGCTGCTGATACACAATTTATACTTGCAGTTTCAACAAAATTACCACTACCATCTTTATGTCTAAAAGCTAGTTGATTCCCAACTGCACCTGCATTATCTCTGTCAAGACGCAACATATCACCAAGATTTGCTTTTACGTGCAAAATAGTGGCAGGTGTTGTACCTATACCTAACTTTCCATTAGCATCTATAACTACGTTTGACTCACCATTTAAAGTATTAGCAGTACCAGAACCAGTAATAACTCTGTTATCTGCGTTGTTGTTTATTGTTGTACCAGTAATAGTTTCAAAGCTAGGATCTGCTCCGTTGTTTGCTCGTAAAAACTTACCATCATTACTTGATGTACCATGTGGTAGCTTGGCTAGTGTTACTGCTTGATCTGCAATTTTTGCTGTTGTTATGTTTCCATTTACTATATTGGCTGTTATTACTGAACTACCAGCAAGCTTCGCCATTGTTACAGCATTGTCTGCTATTGCTGCCGTATCAACTGCGTTGTCTGCCAGTTCACTAGCTTCTATTTGGTTTGCAGGGATTTTGGTTTTTGTTATGGCATCATCTTTAACGCCATCTGTTGATACTTTTGTTAGTGCCATGATTAATTAAGATGAAGTAATTTCTGACTCTCTTTGTGCTGCTGTTTTTACAACACCTAGAGAATAGGCTTGAGCAATTTGAGCATCTTCGCCTACTGCAATAGCAATACTATTTGCATTGCAATGTGCAGTATTTAAAGCAATGATTTCTTCTTTAGCTTGTCTCGCTCTGTTTTGTGCAGCGTTTGTAATCCATTCATCTACATCAACTGCTATATACTCCATAGACTTTTTTTCTGTGTCTGTAAGAGTAATTGTGTAATCCATAATTTAATGTGTTTAATACAAGTTTACGCTATTAATTGGAATGTGACTTGTTTATGTTGATTGCCACTAACAACTCTTAAAGTAGATACTTGTATATCTAAATAATCATTAGCACTACAACCAACAATAATCTCAGAAGAAACCGACCTTGTATCTCCACTACTATAGCCCGAATCATAGGCTTCATTTATAGTGTTCCCATTTTTACGAAGTCTTATATTGGCATTAGCAGTAGAGGAAATTCTAAAATATATTCTATAAACACCATCAACAGGGCAAGTAAATTTACCAGTACTAGCACTAAAATGATTACCCTGATTTAGAATTGTATAGCTATAAAAATTACTTGAATTTAATTGTGCATCTTGCAATGTAGTGGTGTTAAGATTGCCAGTATTTACATCACTAACAGACGCTATAGGGAAATTAGTTTGAACTTGATAACCAGTTACTTGTGATCCATAACTTGTGGTTTCTAGCTTTTTAGTCGCATCGTGGTAGAGTTCTACTGCTGCATTAGCGTTACAGATTATAGCGTTTTCACCAACAACCGATTGTAAAACTATGCTATTAGTGCCATTACCTTGAAGTACTAAATTTCCACCAGTATTTTTTAGGAAAGAGTGAGTACCATCGTGATAAATTTGTAAATCATCTGAATCTCCAACTTTTATTCCAGTACTTCCATCACCTATATGTAAATTATCAGCACTTACCTGACCTGTAACACTTATACCAGCAGTTACAGTCTCAAGCTTTTTACTGTTGTCGTAATATAACTCTACTGATCCATTTGCAAGGCAAGTAATACAATTTTCATTGTTATTTACTTGCATGAAAATAGTATCAGCAGTTCGTATAACTATGTCATCGCCATCATTATCAATAAATAAATCATTAGTTTTACTTTGAATATAGCTATCCGTTCCATCGTGATAGATTACTAAATCTTGACTAGCTCCAATATTTAAACGCCCACTAGATGTACCAGCACTATCACTAATATCAATATTAAAAGTTTGACAATCTAAATGACCGCCTAGCTGTGGTGTTGTGTCAGCTACTAAGTCTGTATTAACAGTTTCAAACGAAGGGTCTGCACCATTATTAGCTCTTAAAAACTTTCCGTTATTGCTAGATGTACCATGTTCTAACTTTGCTAATGTTATAGCTCCATCAGCTATTTTTGCATTAGTAACTGCATCTGCTGCAATCTTAGCTGTAGTTACATTACCATCTACTATTTTAGCTGCACTAACTACTGAAGATCCAAGTTTATTATTATCAATTACACCATTTAATATTTTAGCACCAGTTACTGCATTGTCAGCAATCTTAGCTGTAGTAACTGCACCATTTTGTAAAATTGCACTTGTAACTGTATTGTTACTTGGAGTTCCAATATTTACTGTAGAACCCATTACCACTATGAATACATCTGATCCACTAGCAGGTGCGGAAGATAGTTTTACAGTACTGCCTGATAAAGCAAAACCTTCTGAAGGTGTAGATGTACCAGCATTAGGTTTCTGTACAACACCATTAATACTAAGGATTATTTGTTGAGCATTTGCAGGTGCATTACTTACAGTAAAATCTGTTCTACTTCCGTCAAACGATTCACTAAATGTAGAGATAAAGAAGTTACCAATACTTTGTGCTTCTTCCCACGCACTATTGGTTGAGTTATAAACTAATAACTTCTGAGTAGAAGTATTAAAGAATAAATCACCAGCATCAAGATCAGTTGTAGGGTTAGAAGAACCTACTCTATATCTAGCTGCAAAGTCATTTATATCATTACTTAGTTGCTCTACATCAGCTTCTTTTGCTAATAGCTTATGGTAAGTATAAGTTTGACTAGAGCCTGTAGAACTGACCATAAGACCAAGACCAGCAGCCATTGTTTTACTCTGCAAGCTGGAAGGAAAGCCATTAATAGTTACGTTATCTGATCCATTTCCTGTTGTTCTTGCATTTGTAGCAACACCACTTCCATTAACTACAAGGCCTTCTATGTCTGAAATACTGATAACTACACCTGATGAAGGTTGTGTAGTAGGAAAGCTATCTTCATTTGCTATAACTTCTAATCCACCAATAGGTGCTATTTGTGCAGCTACATAATCAACGACAGCACCAGAGGTAGGAAACTTTGTATCATCATCAGTTATGGTAGTCTGCTTTGCCATACCATCTATTTGGTTTAAGTCGGCAATATCAGCAGTTAAAGCTGTACTGTCAGCTAATTTAGAAGCTGTACCAGACTGCATACCAGCTAGTGTTGTTAGTTCTGCATCTGCAATCTCAGAAGTTCCTACAGAGTTTGCCTGTAGGTGTTCTGATCCGATAGCATTGTCAGCTATTTTTGTAGCATCTACGCAATCAGCAGATAGGTGAGAAGTGTCTACACTTCCGTCAACTAACTCACTACTATCAACTGAGTTTGCTGCTAGATGAGTAGCATCAAGGGGACTACCTGCTATAAGACTTTTGATCTCTGATACTGTTTGATCTGCGGTAGCACTAGCTTCTATACCATTTAGTTTTGTATGATCTGCATCTGTAAAAACATTAGAATCTGAAGCCGACTCTACAAGTGTTCTTATCTCAGCAGCAGTTTGGTCAGCAGTTGCACTTGCTTCAATACCATTCAACTTAG